TAAGCTGACATCTGCCTCACCACCCATGAGGGCCTCTTTAAATTTCGGATATATTACATTTGCCATTTTATTTCCTCATAAAAGGGGACAGACAAGCTGTCCCCATAAACATTAAGCTAATGTAATGTAGTCAACGATGAGAATAGCTGCTCCAGCTGTAGGAGCAGTACCATTAACCCCAACTGTGACTTCAGCAGCATCTGCTCCAATTGTTACACCAACGTAAGCACCAGCACCAGTTGTCACTTTACCTTTAATAAGATTTGCTGTTGTTGCCGCTGCCACAAGACCATCAGCATCAATAACAGAACCATCACTGCTCTTAGATACGCCAACATCCAAACTAGTTAAGGTTGCCCAATTAACAGTTGGAATGAGACGTACAGCTATAATAGTGCTATTAGCAGGAATCACTTGCTCTTGGTTGGTTGTACCAGCAGCAGGAAGATTTTTAAAATCAAACTTCCATACAGCACGTTTAACCAAATCCTGTACACTACGTGCTCCATAGCTTTCATTTACAGGACGAGGGCCGTAATGAACATTTACATTACGAATACTATCTTTCTCAAAACTCATTTTTCTATTCTCCTTAGATTAGTATGCAGTAGAGCTGGTGTAGATAACGCCCAGAGCATCTTTACGTTGAACACCAAAACCAAAACGAGAAGTCACTTGGAATTGATCACGACGTTTGCCATGTTCTCTCCATCCTTCTGTTTTAGGTTGCTGTCTCCAAGCGTGCATTACAGGCTTAACATTGTCATCAGCGATACACATGAAGATGTTAGCAATGTCTGTGGCGGCTGTGGTGGTGTTTGCCAAGTTGTATCCTGAAGCGTCAATTGCTGCAGCTTCTCCGGCAGAAGGGAGGAAGTTGGAAGTCCAAATATCCCATCCATAAATGTTACGTACAAATTTATGTGTACGAACAAAACCTTCATTCAAAATACCTTGGAACTGAGGATTGTCACTGCTAGTAACAACAGTCAGGCTGTTCAGCGTAGCTTCAACAATAGGGTCAACGATAGCAATACGACCTTCCGGAGGTACGTTAGCTTTGTCAAAAGCCAGTTTCATTGCTATGAAATCAGACAAAGACATAACCCGTGTAGTAGCACCCTTGCCACCAGCAATCCAACGGTGAGGACGACCATTAACCAGGTTAACATTGGCTGTTCCTGTGAGTCCTTTATGAGCAACTTCCAAGAAACGAGCTTCATGGTTTTCAGCTAAAGCACGAGTAGCTGATTGAGCACGCATACCCATCAACTGATCTACTTGTGAGCCATCTTGACGAAGTTCATCAGTAACGTACCAGCCATCACCTTTATAGTCAGTGATAGTCATGGTGATGTTACCAGTGTCAATTGGGCTAAATTTAACTTCAGTGTCTTCAGTAACGTCTTGAATGGTTACGTCACCAACGGTTTTGATGTTCAGGGTGGTGCCATGGCCGAAGTCAGACACATCTCTCCACATTCCATCAGGGAGCATGTAAGCATGCAGGTTTTCTAAGATAAACTTACTATATACTTCTGCTTCGATGAACGGAGCAGTATTACCACGATATTGAGCCATTTTTTAATTCTCCTTAGTTATTCCAAATTGTAAGAGTTGTTCCTTAGTATAACCATTTAGCACAGCACTACGAGCAGCTCTAATAGAATTAGCCAGGTCTTTAGTTGTGTTACCTTGTACTCTAATTCCCTCATTACCACTACGTTGGGTTGTTGGGGGAACAGAAACACTTCCCTCAAGTTTCCCACCATGCGATGCAGTTGGTTTACTAATAAGTTTTAAAACAGTTTTTGGAGATGTATAAGCTAGTTTGTCCAAGTCCTTTGGAGCCATTCCAAGTTCATCAGCTAGTTTAATATACTCCGCTTCAGCGCTCTCACCGAATGTTTCTTTAAATGCAGTGAGCACTTGTTTAGCATTTGCTTCATGAACTTGCCTTGCGGTTTGTTGTTGAAACATTTGCTCTACGAGTTGTGCAACCTGTCTCGAATCAACTCCTTGAACAGCTTGGTCATTCTGTTGGAGACGTTCTTCCTTTAATTGCTGCACTATAGCCTCTAAGTCTTTCTGCTTAGTTTGAGACTCACGGAAAGCTTTATTCTCTTCCTCGATTTGTTTGATGTGGGCTTCTTTATGTTCAAAGCTTTTCACCAAATCAGCGATGGTTTTGAATTTCTTTCCATCTCCTACATAAGCATCTAATTCGCTAGGAGGCGTTGCATCAGGAGTTTGCTCAGTGGTCGCTGTAGTTTGTTCCTGATTAAATAATTCTGAGTTTTCTTGTGTCATTGTCCCAAATACTCCAAGATTTTACGTAAAGACTTCTTTCTTCCAATAATGTCTGCTTGATGAAGCTCCCAAGCAGGTAGGGTATAATTTTCGTTATCTTCAGACTGACGTTCAGCTAGAGCTAGTTGATTATATAAATATTTAATGATCTCTTGTAACGTTTCTTCTTTGGATAACTCCGCAAATCGTTGTACCATAGTTTTTTATGTTTGTCAAGTATTTTATTAAAATATTTTTATTCCTCTTCCATGCCTTGCATTCCAGACGTGTCAACAGTGTTTTCCTCTGCAATATTAGCACGTTCAGTGGAAATGAGACGTTGGGTTTCAGCTTGTTCAGACACAGCAATGTTAGTTCTAAACAGGGAGTATTTAGTGAGGCCCATAACATCTTCAATAAATGTAGCTAGTTTAACAGAAGACAGATGAGGTTGTATCAATTGTAACAGAGGGCTATTAGCTATCCCCGTTAAGTTCTGTACCATCTGTGCTCTAGCAGCATAATGTCTGCTTCCCATTGGGAACAGCTTCCCTTTGGCTGTAATATCTTCTCTAGTGATGTTTACAAACTCAGACACACCAAAATCATCATCCATCACTCTGATAATATCACTCATCACCATGTTACGTTTAGCACTCTCAAGCATTAAGTTTAGCAGAGGCTCCATAAACTCAATAGAGAACTTCAATATTTTGTTATTAAATATCCTACTAGCTGCATTCTCCAATTGCTGCACTTCAAATGCTGTCTTCTCTCCAGGAGTTCTAAATCCCATAGCCTGTTTAGGAGCACCAGCCATTTCTTCCATTAAGTTCATTAAATAGGCTATTTCATTGTTCACTTGGAAAGCAGCAGAATTAGGAGCTAAGCTCTCTACGTCTCCGTCTTCAGGAAGATGTATCTCTGCTCCTGGTCCCCATGTAAAGGGTTCAACATCTCCTCTAATCTTCAACGGAGGATGTATCGTTAGGTCTAAAGCATCAGCTTTAAGGTTCTCTAAATGGTCAAGGCGATATTGCATACCAACTAGATTATCCATTGGACCCATTCCATATAGATTGTCTGGACGATCCCTCCAATTCACCTTCACTTTGTTATCTGTACCAAGCCAGTTAGGGTTTGGAATGTTACGTAGGATGATTGTACCATCAGCTACAGTGATGAGACGATTTTCATACAACACACCATCTTCTTCTGAATACAAATCTCCTTCAAACTCCAATATCTCTACAAGCCCACTGCCTAGGTATTCAGACATTGTTCCAAAACCATCTGCTAAGTATCCTTCAGCTTTATTTAAGTCTTCATATGAACAGGCTGACAGGCTCTTACGATATTTAATCATCTTCTCGAAAGCAGATTCGTCAAATTGTAAGTCTGTTCTAACTTTCTGTTCTTTTACAAGTTCTCCAACATTCTTTAAATATCTCGTAAACTTAGGACTCTTCCTATAACTAACAGCTGTTGGATTGTAATAATGGTCCCACGGGCTGATACGGAAAACTTTAGGGCCTATATATGTAACCACCTCTTCACCTAAAATGTCATCCCAATGAGTTTCATTTACCCATACCACCTCAGCAAATGCTTCTCCATTATCAATGTAATCGAGAAGGCATCTTGACATGGTTTCCATAAAGCCACTCTGTTTACATTTGTTCTTAATGTAAGCTTCAATAGCTGTGCGTTTCTCTTTGGAAATGTCGTCTTGACTATTCCCTTCCCATCTAAGCCAGTCTTCATTAGGGAAAATAGCATCATAGTAGTTGGCATGTAGGTTATCTCTAATCTGTGTAAGCTTTGGCACTGTAGTGCGGTTCTTCCACGGCAGAGATGAGTTAGTGGTTGTGGATGTGTCTGTAGCAAACAGGTAGTTACGTAGTTCCTTACGTTCCTCATCCCTTGCTAAGCGTTGTATACGCCATCTCTCATACGTCTGTCTGAGCTGTCTAGCCATGCTCTCAGTGTTATCAGCGATAAGCTGGTTGACATGTAATACACTCTGTGTACTCAATTCGATACTCCTCCAAATCTACTGTGATATATAATATTTGTCACTGTTGCTGTTCCATGACTCTTCTTAGGTGCTTTACAAATTGCCACTGCATTAGACAAGCTCTCCTTAACGTCATCGTGTGGTGGGTGTTGCATAACAAGCTCTTCTTCTAATATCTGTGTATTCCCTCCATTGTAATGCCATATCTGGAGGTTATCATATCTAGGAGCTAATATAGCTTCAATACGCTCTGCTTTATCTCCATCATGTCTTGTAGGACGATATTCATCAATTGCTAAAGCAAGTCCTTGAGGCTTGATGTAGTTTTCCCTAATTTCAGAAACAATAGCTTGTTGGGCAATTGTCACCTCAGCCCTAATCATCCTAAATCCCCATTTAATATGAGCATTTAAGATGTGGTCGTAATACTCCTTAATCCTGTCTGTCTTAAATCTGTCTATTTCCAATACGTAGTAGTTGTTATCACTATCAATTCCTACAACCACCAATGCTGTAAAGTCAGCTTTCTTCTTAAGAGAGAACGCAAAGTCAACAGCAGCAAAAACATTCAG